ATAGAGCACAAAAGAATAAGAAAGAGATTCCTGCATTCGGAACATCTAATAAAAAGATGGAATTACTTTACATAAAGAACTACACACCGGGCAAATACTATTATAGTTTACCTGATTGGATTTCTGCACTTCAGTTCTCTTATGTAGAAGCTGAGATTAGTAACCTACACTTAAACAACATTGAGAATGGTTTCTTACCATTAGTGATGGTGAATATGAACAATGGTATTCCAGCGCCTGAAGAAAGACAAACTATCGAAGATTTAGTAGAAGCTAAGTTCACAGGTACTAGAAACGCTGGTAGATTTATGATGAGTTTCAATGATGACCCGGCTAATAAACCAACTATCGATACAATACAAACGGATAATTTGCATGAGAAATATAAGTTTGTTTCTGAATACGCACAAGATAGAATCTTAGTAGCTCATAGAGTTACATCTCCTTTGTTATTTGGTATCAGAACTGCTAACAACGGATTCTCTTCTCAATCAGAAGAGATGTTAACGGCATTCTCTATCTTACAAACAATGACAATCAATCCATTCCAAAACATATTGATAGGAGCATTAGCAAGTGCATTAACCGAAGGTGGATATCCTAATTCAGAATTATACTTTGACCAATTAACTCCATTAGCAATCTTATCACAACAGGCTGAAGAAACAGGTCAGACAGTGGATGAAGTTTCGGATGAAACTAATAAGGAATTAGAAAACCCTGATACTACTGAAGATAGTGGTGAAGGAATTGTAGATACAAATTTAGCAGCTGAAGAAAGAGAATTCTTCCACATGAGTTTACCTAAGTTTTCACAAGAATTTGAAACATATAAATCATAAAACAAAATGGCATATCCATTATTTATAACAAGAAACGATATCATTAAGAACTCTCCATTACAGGGAGCTATTGATGCAGATAGATTATTACCATTCGTAAGAACGGCACAAGACAAATATATGTTAAATCTATTGGGAACTGTCCTATTCTATTACTTGCAAGAGAAGATAGCTGATGGAACATTTGACCAATTGAATGTGTTTTATCAAGACTTAATGAATGACCATATCAAGCCTACGCTTATTTGGTATTCATGCGTTGAATATATCCCTTTTAGTGGCATCCAATTCAAAAGTGAAGGTGCAATCAAACATAGAAGTGAGCAGGGAGAAACACCCTCTAAAAACGAAATAGATTACCTTTTAAATAAGGCTATGAATAGTGCAGATTTCTACTCAACTAGAACTCAAAACTATTTAGTTGCATATTCAAACCAAATACCTCAGTTTTTACAAAGTGTAGGAAACTTAACGCAAGTATATCCTGATTTTAGCAATCAATACTTTGGCGGAATTCAGTTGTAATATAAAATAAAATAATAATATGGGATTAAATATAGTAAATAATACTGGCACTAACTATACACTCTATTATAATGTCTTAGATTACTTTAAGACAATAATGGATAATCATCCTTCACTTATTCAGGTAACGCAAGGTGATGTGTTTGGTGTAGATACAAGAGAATTCCCAGCTTACCCATTGGGTAATATTATAATAACTAATGCCCGATTTTCTGATTCTTTAACTGTTTATACTTGCCAATTGACTGTAGCTGATAAGGTTAAGTTAAAGAATAACGAATCAGTTGGTGTATATAATAAACAAACAGTTCCATTTGAAGGAACGGATGATGTTGTAGATATTCATGCTAACACATTGGCTATCATAAACGATTTACTATCATATACACAATATGTTTTTACTAACTTTGATATAGATGGTGATATTAATTGTGCAGCATTTAAAGATCAATTTGATAACGGATTAGCAGGTTGGGTAGCAACATTTGATTTAACTACTCACAACGATAGACCAAGATGTCTATTTAATTTATATCCATAATGGCAGTATTACCAGAAATGATACAAGTTGCTGATGTATATAAGCAATTAGCCCAACTATATATCGTTAATGGTAAGGCTGGTTGGAAGAAGCCACCTTATAAAAAAGGTACCTTATATAATAGAATTGGTAGCTTTAACAACGCATCCAATATGCTATCGGTTCAGAATGCAACCACATCTACCAATCTTAAGATACCAAATCAATCTTTTAGTATATCCTTACAATATGCACCCGATGGGGCTTTCTATGGTAAGTTTATTGAAGAGGGTTATACCCATGCAAATAAAAAAACTAAAGTAGCAGCTAGACCTTTTGCAGAATCTGCAGCAAATGACCCGTTACTTAAAAGAACCATAGATGATGCCGTTAAGGGTATCATAGATAAGAATATTATGCCTGTAATACAAATAGGTATAGATAGAGCTTTTAAGCGAATGCAGACAAAAAAGTAGACCATTCAATACTTTTCATTCGTTAATGGTTAATAGGTTATAAAGAACTAAATATGGCACTTTCTATAACTCAAACACCAGCTAATGTTTCGCCAGCACAATCACCGATTGTGTTTACTGTAAACGAAACGGGCGGTGTTTTACTTTCATCATCTTTCCAATACTACGCAGACTTGTATTATTGGACAGGTTCATCTAACCAATCAGCATCAGTAGATTATACACTTGTCAAATATCCCAATACATCAGGTAGAGGTATATTTGATTTTTCACGTATACTAAACTCTACACTAACTGATTTAGCACAAGCAAATACATCCAATGTAAAATATTACGCTGCTGATTTCTATTGGCAGTATAGGGATGGAACGGCTTTTGTTACAAGTTCGCATGTAAAGTCATCCACTTACAAAGTTGTAGATGGATATTCTATATTCCAAGAACCAATTGGACAGGCAATACAAAGTAAAACTCCATTCTGGCCACTTATGACTGATGGACCAGCAACTCAATCGGTATTACCTGAGAATGTTGGAACAATGGGTGTATATATTGGAACTACAGGTGGTAGTCAACCAAATCAACTTATATATACTGCATTAAATAATGGTTCAATATTAGAAACAGCATCAGTTCCATTAACTGCATCTTTATCATCATCTCAGCAAATATACCAATTTTCAATAGGACCTACTGATGTAGATTTTCCATTATCTCCTCAATATTCTGAATATGATTTTAAAGTTCAGGCTGCAATTGATGATGTTAACGTTGGACAAGCTTTATATTTCCAAAATGTTTGTAAGCAAAAATACCCAAACATCAGAATTAAATGGAAGAATAGATATGGCCAATTTGATTGGTTCAATTTCTATATGGTAAATAGACAAGGATTCCAAGCAACTAAAAGAACATATCAACCACAATTAGGAACTTGGAATGGTTCATCACTAAGTTATCAAGATTACGATAGCTCTACTCTGAATTATATTTCAGATTCATCACAAACTCTTTCGGTTAATACTAATTATGTATCGGAAGATTACAATGATATATTTAAGCAATTGTTAGTTTCAGATGAAATATATTGGGTATATGTAGAGGGCTTGCCTGGTTCACCTTGGTCATTTGGATTTGATGATAATGGATATGGTGGTGGAACAGCTACAACTAAATTAAGACCTATTACTATTAAAACTGATTCTATAGTATTTAAGACTGGAGTAGTAGATAAAACAATTCAATACGGATTTGATTTCGATTGGGGACAATCATATAAACTTATAATCTAATGGGAGTAACTAGCACACAAGGTTTTAATTTTAAATTAGTAGCCAATGGTGAAATTTTGGACATCTTTAAAGATGAAGAAATACTCTTATCAGATAACGTAACAGGGCTTTTTGATTTGGGTGTTCTGCCAGCTGATTTCAGTAGGCAAATCAGCTTGCCAGGCACCAAAAAGAATAACGCATTTTTTGAACACGTTTACGATATCAGTATTGTAAACCCTGATATATTCGCAACTAATATTAAAGTTCCAGCTTATTTTGATTTTGATGGAATTTATTTAGCACAAGGTTACCTACAATTAAATAAGGTAAATGTGTTAGCAAATAAATTTATTGATTCTTATGAGGTTAGTATATACGGAGCAATATCTGCTTTTGCTAGACAGATTAATAGAGGTTATTTAAATGATTTAACTTCATTAAATGCATATAATCATACTTCATCATTTGCTAATATATCAGCAAGTTGGGCAGGTGATTTGTTTAGTGGTAGCATTGTTTACCCATTAGCAGAATACGGACAAAAATTAGCATATACATCAGGCGAATATGAACTATTTGGTATTGATGATATTGGCGGTGCTCTTAGCACACAAGATTTTAAACCTGCTATTAAATCTAAAATTGTTTTAGATGCAATATTCAACGAAGCCGGCTATACATATTCATCTGAATTTATAGATAATGGTGGATTGGATGATGTATATTTAGTTTGTAATAGAGCTCTTCGTTATCCTATTTATAATGATGTTAATTTAGAAACATACGGAGTTATAAAGGTAGCACCTATTACTGGTGTTAATATGACTGATGTTCAATTACCATCAGATACATTTGTTACTCTACCTTGGTATAATAGATTAGAAGATCCACAAAACTTTTACAATAATGGAGCTTATAGAGTGGAAGTATCTAGCTCACTTAGAGGGGTATTAAACTTAAATATAAATGTAAGTTGTTCAGTTAATAATATGCCAGGTACTTTAACTCAAAATGGAACTTGGCAATATCGTTTAATTGAAACAGGTAGTGGAACTGCATATTCCCTATCTGCAATACAATCATATATATTTTTCTTTGACCAATTACAACAAAGCCGTAATGGACAAATAAATCAAAACTTTACATTACAAACCCAATTTACAACGGATGAAATTCCGGTTGGCAATTACTATTTTCAAATAAGACAGAGACCTAATTTTGCTTTACCAACGGTTCAACCAATCGTAACGATGGACCCGGAAGGAACAACTAAATCTTTTTTACAAATAACAAAAGTAAATGCTGCAGCTGATGGTAGAATAATGAATATTCCTCTTAACATGCCATTTGGAACTACAGGCATTAAGCAGATTGATTTTTTGAGATCTATACAAAAAAAATATAATTTAGTAATGTATCCATCTAAAGTTAAACCTAATGAGTTTATTTTAGAAACTTTTAATAATTGGTATAAGAGTGGCGAAGTAAAAGACTTTAATAGATACATAAACTTAAACGATAAAATAGAAGTAATTCCAGCTAACAACTTAGCAGTGAATGAGTTAAACTTTGGTGATAGATTAGACCAAGATTATATTTCACAACAATTTAGTAAGGCTGCAAATAGAGAATTTGGTAAAGCATACTATACGGATTTAGAAAACTTTTTCTCTCAGGGTAAGTTTGAGGTTCAAACATCGGTAGCATCAACCCCATTAATACAAATAACAGGAACAGGTGTATCTGGTTCAGTTGAAGGTATAAGACCTGTACAAGAACTTCTATTATCAGGATATTATGGAATGTCAACAAGCCCTAGCGCTACTGATGTTTGTAATGGATTGTATGAAAACCTACCTGTTTGGACAACAACTGGAAATGTTCAGTTTGGTGATGTATTATACGCAAACTCTTCGGGTACTATCCTTTACACTGGATATAGAAATATCTATATATTTGCTAATTGTGTTGTATTGACTATAGATCCTTCAACAGCAACTGTTAATGGATTTGGATTACCATGCCAAAATTGTGTTTAAAATAATATTATATGTCACAAAATATACCAATATACATACCAACTTACATCTCTGACCAGAATTACAATCCTGCCAGAGTTCAACCTCGTTTACTTTATTATAATGGACAGGTTGATTGTCAACGATATTATATGGTTGATGGCTCTGGTGTATCTAAAGAAATAAATCAGTTTCCTTATTTTGATAACTACAGTGTTGTATCAGGTTCTCAGTTTCCAACAACAAGCTCTAAATCATTACTATTTTTTAATGAGCAAGCTGTTTATGGTTCAACACCAACCGGTTCTTTATTCTCAGAATATTGGAGTAATTATGTAAACTTATTATATAATCCTAGAACACGTTTAGTTAACGCATCTGCAATCATTCCATTAGCTGATTATTTCAAAATGGAATTAAATGATATTGTAGATTTTAGAGGAAACTATTATCACCTCAGGGCAATTAATGACTATTCATTGACAGATGGAACTTGCAAGATACAATTATTAGGGCCGCTATTAGAAGGAGCATTAGACTTAAATAAACCAAGTGATTGTGAATTTACATACACAGTTGAAGAAGTTCAATGTAATTATGCATATACATCATCTGTAGTAACTACAACAACATTACCTCCAATACCTGGTATAAACATATTAAGTGGTGGAACATCTGGCTCATACGTTTCAGGTTCACAAATTTTTAGATATAACTCTATAGCAACTTCTGGTTCATTTACTCAATTGAATGTAATTAATGATTTTGGATTAGGAGCTAGATTAATGTTAATTGGAGGAGGTGGAGATGGTGGACCTGTATCTGATACACCTGTAGGAAACGATAAAGGTAGTTCGGGTGGTGGAGCTGGTCAAATTACTTATTATGATAATTATGTTTTAGAAACAGGATTATATGATGTATTTATTGGAACTAATAATCAAAATTCATATATAAGAGCAAGCGGTAGCTTAATACCATTTGTATCAGCTAGTTCCGGAGCAACGGGTTCTGCAATTACTGGCGGATCTTGTGTTAAAGGTGTTAAAAATGGATGGTTGCCAGGAAAAGGAAAAGTAAATGGAGCAGGTGGTATATTATTATGTGGCGTAGGTGGCTCATCTAATTGTTCTGAACAAATTATAACCGGTTCAAATGGAATTGTAGGTTTAGGTTTTAATGGAGCTACTCCAAATAATTGTTCATTAACTAGAATAGCTGGAGGTGGCGCAGGAGCAGGTGGTGCTGGTGGAACAGCTTCACCATTATATCCAGCTGCATCTTCTACTGTAGCTAGTGGTGTTGGTCTAACATATAACTTAACATCAGCATCAATTCAATATTCAATAGGTGGTAGAGCAAAAATTAATGGACAATTTGCAGAAGGCGCTCAACAAACTATTTTACCACTAACATCAGGCTCTGGTGGTGATGGTGAAGGTAAGGGTAAAGGTGGATTGTTAGTATTAGCATATCCATTAGGAACTGAACAATTAACTGAATGTAATACATATACATTCTCAGGCGGTGCAGGTGGAGGATTGGCAACATATATACCATGTGGAACAACGACACCTATTACAATAGATATTCCATTTAATGAATCGGTAACAGTGTGTATAGTTAAAACTGATGATTATCCAAGAGTAACTGGAACTGTAACTATGAGTTCTATCGGACTTTGTAATGAATATATAGCACCAACTCCATTAACACCTTGTGGCCCTACGGCATCATTAGCACAAACATTTGTGTATAATTACACTGTTGTTGGAACTCAATGTTACCCTACACCTGAAAGTTGCCAAAGATTACTTCCAGGAGATGCATATCTTAGTTATTATGATATTGATGGAGTGTATAATGAAGTAAATGTTGGTGGACCATTTGGCGGTGGTGGCTCTGTATGTGCTAGAGAATTCCCTGCACCTGGTATATGGGGCCCATCGGCTGGAACTATAACACCTACAGTAGCGCTTTGCCAAAGTAAATGTATTCCAATACCTCCAACAACAACTACAACTACTTATTCACCACAAAATTGTAGAACTGGAGTTACATTATTTACATTTTCTACTACAACTATTTTATGGCAAAA